TCATAATCTTCTTTTCAGGATTGTTAAACAAAGTCCAAAGCACAAAAGCACCGGTAATCCAGGACTTACCAACACCTCGGAAGGCTTGGATTTGTAAACGTTTGGGACCGTGTTGTAAGTAATCAGCAATTGCATATTGGGCGCGAGTAGGGGAGGGGAGATCAAGCTGACCCCACAAAGCTTGTAAGAACAGTTTAAAATCCCCTTGTAACGCCTCTAAGACGTTTGTCATTTTTTATTAAAGTATTTCTTATGAATTTTCATACCTTCTTTTGCAAACTGATCAGCAGTAATTTCACCCGCATTAAATTGAATACGTAGTGCATCGTAAGCATCATTTGCAATTTGTTTACGACTAGGTGCTACAGGCCGAGGTGCAGGCCGAGGTGCAGGCCGAGGTGCAGGCTGGTCATCAACAGGTGCAAATGGATCAGGTCTGCCCATCTGTACTTGAGGTTTTGTAGGCAAGATCGGATCACCAGACATATCTTCCATACCGCTATATTGGGCAGGGGTAGGAAGTGTTTGAGCAGATGATGAACGAGAAGGAGGTGTCCATCCCGCTCCATTAGGGAAAGCTTGGGCATTTTCTTGACGCACCTGCTCCATAGTTTTTCCAGGAGTAAGTAAACGCCCAGTTGTGTTTTCTAAAAACCAATCACCTAAAGCTTTTGCTTCTTTTGATTGCAATACGTTATCGATGGCAAAACTAAGCAAAGCATTGGCTGGAGTAGTTACTCTAGCATTGGCTGGAGTAGTTACTCTAGCATTGCCAATATTAAGACCAGGGCGTTGTTGAGGTGCACCAGCCCTAAATTGATTACTTTTCAAACCCCTCATATCTTGCCTAAAAGTTTCAGCTTCTTGCGGGAACCGGCGGCTTGCAACAGGAATGTCAGGTCCAGGTCCAGCTTGAACAGGAACCCCAACCCGTGGTGCAGTAAATTGTCCACTAGGGCGTGCATTAGGGATATTACCTCCAGTTACTTGAGGAATACTAAGTTGACCAGGAGATTGTCCAAATCCACCAGGAGGTCGATTAGGTGGCGTCGGTTGAGCACCACGTTGAGGAATACGGTCTAATGTAGGTGGACGTGTTGCAGACTGCTTAGGGCTTGTAAAGTTCCTTGTTTGACCTGACCTATTTGTCGTACGTGTTTGCCCTTGAGCGTTAATAGGTTGTTGGTTTAGCGTGCGTCTAGCCTTAATAGCTAGTTGTTGCCGTACAGTTTTGGGATCCATACCTAAAAGGTGAAAGATACCTTGAGCAATAATATTTAAAGATCTAGGGTCCATTAATTGATATGCGAATAAATAAGTTGTTCTCTAAGCCTATTAATACCAAAGGTTTGTCTCATCCATATAAGCCAATTGTTACTACCTTTGTCCTGATTACATTGTCTACAGCAAGGTACCAAATTGCTGGTAATATCTTCTCCACCATAGGTTCTAGGGTGGACATGGTCCAAAGTAAGTTCATTAAGTTCATAGGTTTCTCCACAATAAACACATGTGCATCCAAAATGCTCTTTAATTGCACGTCTCCACAGACGTTTAGCTTCAGGTGATGTCATGGCTATTAGGTTTTGCAAGTAGTGATCAGGATTAGGAAGTAAAGGCGTCATGCGTATTTCTTATTAGTTCGTGGACGACGCCTATTTTTAGATGGTGATTCTAGTTTGCCAGTATTCTTACTTGTATGAGAAGCATCTTTATTGTCACCGTTACCGTAAGTACCAAGTTTACGGTTTAGTTTGTTAGCTGCTGTGCGAATCTTCAAACCTTTGGCAGTTTTATTGTAAGCTCGTTGCTGTACTCTTCGTTTAGCTGCAGCTTTAGGGTTTTTTTTGTAATACGTAGCTGTTTTACCTTTTGCCATAGAGTCTGCTCTGTACAAGTTCTGGGTCAATACTGGGCATAACTGCTGCTAATTTAGACAAAGCACTACCTTCAACAGCTACACCACTCATGTCATTAGTTTTTAACCAATCACAAGCTGCTTTAAGATCTTGTGTCGTTGCTTCGCCCGATTTAACACGGGCAAGAAATTCTTTAGTAACAAGATTATGCAACTCATTGAATTGATCTTCAGTTGCTTTTTTGTTCATTAATCCCAGCTCCTTCTGCGCATACGATCCATAATACGTTCTAACTGTGCTTCAGTTCTAGGTGTAAGATTACCTTGGGAACGCATTTGTTTAAGGATAAGTTCATCAGTCCTGTAATCTGATTCGTCATACGCACCTTGTGCACTAGAAATCAGCATACGTTGATTTGAACTATCTTTATCTTTATTTTTCTTTCGATTAAGCATGGTTATTAATCAATGTTAGGTTTGAGTGATGCAATAGGTACAACATCGCTGCAAAGTTTTGCGTAAGGACTTTCAGGACGAAACATGAACCCAGTTTTACCAAGTTCAGCACATTTAAGTGCACGAACAAGTTCATAATCTAAACGCATTTTTTGTTCGTGTCGGTTGGCAATAGATTTACATTGTTCAACCATACCACCATCAAGAGGTACAGAAAAATTAAAACTTAGTCCAAAATTACCAGTACGTTGGTATGAATCTGTGTGAACATCACCGCCCGTATAAAAAGGGCTTACAGTCATTGTTGTACCATTACAAGAATTATTAGGACCAAAATATTGCCGTGATGGTGCGCCATTATTTTGGAATTGAATTGCTTGGTTAGTTACGTTACCCGTAGCAGCTGCTACAGGTGACGCACTATTTTTTACTGTTGGTTCGTTAGCATAAATCGGCTTACAATCTATAGCTATTGCGAAAAAACAGAAAGCGAGGTAGTAGTAGAGTTTTGAAGAATAGATTCGGTTACATCGATGGTTTCGATAATACCAGCTGTTCTTTCTGTAATTTCTAGTTGAAAAGGATCGCCAGCAGTGGTTACTGAAAAAGTTGTCGAAGAATTTTCGATAGAACCACTGGGTGTTACGTTGGTTCCAGACCATGATTTATATGCTCCACCGTATACTTCAGTTGAAATAGTACGGTCAATATCAATAGTAGTTGTGGTAGTTGATTGCATACTACCTTGTGTAAAATTAGGTGTAACGGTTTGTGCTTGTGCAGCTACAGGAAATAGAAAAAGTAGCGTAAAAAGTAGTTTCATAGTGATTCCTTTTTGTCTTTATCCATACGTGAAATACCATACGAAGCTAACGTTCCACTAAGTAAAGACGCTACAAACGTAGGATCCATTTTTTGTAACATGCCCATGTATGAAGCAGTTAATACACCTGCACTCCATACAAGCACCAATGCTTTGACAATTTCACTAAAAAAGTCGTGAACAAAAGTTTTAGTTTTCTGCATTAGGCTGTTTTTTGCTTAAAATCTTTTTAATAATAGGTTTCATCAAAGATACCAGCCGTTTAAATATTGCAGAGGCGGTTAGGGTGGCAGCAACAGAAACGGTAGCTGTTGTTGCAGCTGTTACCAGAATTGCAGTTTGAGGTACAGGAATTGTAATATCAGTGTTTGGTATTACAACCTGCCTGACTTCTGGCGGTAGCGGTGGTAATGTAAACGGAGCCTTGGGAGGGCTAGCAGGCTCTGTAGCAGGCTCTTCCCCCTCCATTGGTACGTTGACATCTGGAGGGGCTTTAAGAGTGCTTGGAGGCACAACAAGAGGGGTATACGAGGGTATAGCACCTTCTGGTACCTCCAAAATAGGAGTAGGTAATTGAGTAGGCTCAGGCATCCTCATTGTCGGAAATACCAGAGGTTCAATTATTTCCATCAATCAAGCAATTTAGACGGGAAGAGACCGTTACGAATAAACTCAACTGCTTTATCATCTACATCATTATCAGTAGATTCAGCAAGTTTAGTCAACAAGTCAATAATAAGACGCTTGACTTGATTTGATTGAATAAAAGAAAAAAGAATTGGACGGATAAGAGTAATCATAATTAGCTCCAGGGCAAACCAGTTGCCTTAGTAGGGGTACGTTGTTCGTCAATTTGTGCCTGAAGAGCTGCTTCAATTTCAGCAATCTTTTCATCACCACCGAGTTTTTCTTTGACCCAACCCACGACAACATCAGACGTAAGGTCAGCAAACGGGATAACAGTGTCGCCTTCAGCAGGTGCTTC